GACCACTTCCGTGTAATGCCGGCAACATGCGACTACCGTCTGGGAATTGTGTACGATCCAGTGCTTCAGCAAACTCGTAAGACTCTTGTCCTGCACTACTCTCTACCAAATTAATAATAGCATCGTGGTAAATATCAGGCAAGTTTTCTGTAGGAACAATTAGACAACTATGTGCATCACCGGGCAAGGTGCGATATGCCACAATACATTTTTTGTTTGTGGCAACAACACGACCTATGTGTTTTAGTTCTTTGGCCATAATATTAGGCTCCTACCACAGCGTTTGCTACGGATTGTGTATTAGCTTGCGGCGCAGGTTGTTGTGCTTGCTGTGCCGAAACTGTGTCTAAAAATGTTGTTAGCTTGGTATATGTTTGACCCACGGCTACCATTTCGTTTGGTTTGAATGCACCACGCGAACTAGCAATATCGATAATAACCTTCATGGCATTCAAGTCATTTATGGTAAGATCGTTATTTTGTGCAGTATCAGCTGCTTGTTGATTTTGTACATCAGCCATTAGAATCTCCTTATTGTGAAAGTACACAATTAATTATCTCGCCTGTAAAAGTGGACAGGCAATTGTGAAAAAACTTAATTCTTTTTCACTTTCAAAGCCAATGCGTGTATTATACACAATTGTGTTGGAATTATCTAATGTAATACCTTGCCCTATATAATACCTATTATTCAAATTTTTACGAATCCACAAATCTAATGATTTAACCAGCATTGGATTGTATTTGTCTAAAGAAGTGTATTTGAAGTGTGGACAGGCAAACTCAACCCTGCGTAGATTAAAGTAATCTAAAGGATTGGGCTTGCCATTCTTCAATGCCATTACGCTGATTCCGCTTCAAGCTCGTAATAAGCGTACTCACCAAATGGAGGAACAATAGTGTTATTACCGTGGATGATGAATACTGTATCACAGTAGTTTTCATCACCCCAGCTGCCCCAAGGATAGCCGTCTGTGAACATGATGAATTTTTTAGGTTGAATATCGTTGGCTTTCATGTATTCCCAATTGGCATCAAACTCAGTACCACCGCCACCTACTGGTTGGTAGCTATCAAAGTCATCAATATTGTAACCGTCGAAGTCTGCTTCATTATACACTCTGGTGTCAAAACACCAAACTTTAATCTTAAAGTCTTTGTATTCTTCCATGATGCCTTTGATCTCTGACAAGAAATCTTTAGCTTGCTCGTCACCGATAGAACCTGACATGTCAATACCAACACAAATGTCAATTGTTTCTTGAAATTGTGTACCGGGAAGTATAGCACTCATGTGCCAACCTTTGCGGTTAGGACGCATAAACGAATAGTCATTCTTGATAGTGCTTTGGATTTGCTGGCGCAAAATTTCACGCCAGTTCATCTTAGGTTCTGTAAGATCTTTAATCATGCGTTGTACATTTGCGGGAGTATTTCCCGCACCCGCTGCCTGCGCCGCCTGTATGGTGGCTTCACGTATCTCGTCACGAATTTGTTTTAATTCTTCTTTGCTGTAACGCGGCTGACCATCTTTACCAGGATTTCCCCAGTCAATATGTTCGTCCAGCAACTGGCCAAGTGCATCTAATTCTTTTTCGTCCATCTCGTCATAAATTTGATCATAAACTTCTTCTGCTCCCATACCGTAGTATTTTTGGTCATGGAAGATTTTGATGTCCGGAATATTATGATCACCGATACGGTCACGCACCAACTGTCCATTCACACAATAGTCAGCTGCAATGTTAAAGATTTTAGCATTGCGACTTTCTCGACGACCCATGTGGTCAAATACATTATGTAAAATTTCATGAGCAATAACAAACTCAACTTGCTTTACAGTTAGTTTTTCAAAAAATACACGATTAAAATATATGTGGCGGCCATCAGTGGCCGCTGTGGTCAACCAATCTTCACCTTCTTGGATTTTCAATCGGGTAGCCATATTGCCAAAGAATGGATGTTTGAGCAACAAGCTCACTCGTGCAATAATAATTTTATCAATAATTGGATCTGTATGTGACATTCTTGTTCCTAAGTTCTTACTATGTATATAGTATAACACCACCCAAAGGTGGTGTCAAACAGTATTAAACCAATTTATTTAGAATCTTTGTCAGTTGCGGCGCTAATGTACTTGCCAAACTTAGCATGGAAGTTGTCAAAACATTTAATCTCATCTGGATCTAACGGCAATTTATATGTGCTCAATGCCAATTTAGTACCCATAATAACCAATTCTGTTTCAAAGTTATTCATCATAAATTCGAAGAAATTATTAACTTGCTCGTTCCAATTCTTAGCTTTCTTATCGCAAGAATCTTTCAACTCGTAGCACAATGACACAGTTAACGAGTACATTGCAGAAATTTCTTTGGATTTCATTTCTTTAACTTTGCCATTCAAAATGTCTGTAGGATTAGGCATTTTGCTGGCGTGTTTACGGTGCGCCATAAATTTAATAGCAAGGCCCTCTCCAACGGAACCTGATACCAAATCAGTTAATGTTTCGTTATCACAGTCGTCGTCGTGCAACAATTCGCTAACAAAGGACCAGCTGCGTGGTGTAGCAAAGGCACGTGAGCTGGATTTTGGATCAAAGTCGTACAAGTCCTTTTTGGAGAAACTCAAGAAGCCAACCACATCCTTGTGAACTTTGTTTTCAGCGGCCCACTCAAAATAGTCATCCCAATTAACTAGCATTTCCAAGTGAACAAAACGATTAGCCAACGGCGCTGGCATACGGAATGTAACACCTTTGTCAGTTTCTCGGTTGCCTGCTGCAACAATTACAACATTGTCAGGCAAAGTGTATGCACCAACTTTACGGTTAAGCACCAATTGATATGCAGCTGCTTGAACGCTGGGCGCTGCACTGTTCATTTCATCCAGGAACAAGATAATGTGTTTGTGCTTTTTAGCCATTTCTTGGCTGGGCAGTTCGCTGGGCGGAGCCCACACCATGGTGTTGGAGTTTGAATCAAAATACGGAATACCTTTAATATCAGTAGGCTCCCACAGACTCAAACGTACATCGATCACGTGAGCTTCGATCTCAACGCCAAGTTGTTTGATAATGTCAGACTTACCAATTCCGGGAGGACCCCATAGAAAGATTGGACGCTTGTTTTTAAAAGCCTTACGTAGAGACTTTTTAGCGCCGCTTGGGCCAACTGTACGGCCTGAAATATCTATTGCCATTTTATTTCCTATCTTTAGTTAAAAAGTTGTTACGAATAACGTTGTGTATGTATGTATTATAGCGTCGATACACAATCACGTCAACAAATTTTTTAACTATTTAGGCATTTTTGGCTAAATCTTTTTCGCGCTCGTTCATGGCTTTGATAAGTCCAAATTTTCTAATGTCGTCCGAAAACAACATCAGCTCAAAACTCTTGCGTTCAGAAAATACAGTAATTGACATGTTGGTAAGATAATAGGGGCAGTCCACGTATCTTTCCAAAAATATGATTGTTTGGGGACTTAATTCAATTGGTTCAGTAAATGGAATTTCGTATTCTCTCAAATCCAATTCTTTTACCAAAAATTCGTAACCTTCATCACTTAATCGAAATGCACTGTCTTTACCAACCCGTGTGCTTTGCCACCACTTGCGTGAAAATAACTGTACATTTGCATCATCTATACTTTTGCCCCACTGTTGTAAAAATATCTTAGTCAGAGCAGTTCTGCTGATCATTTTAGAATAGCACCCTGTGTGAGTTTGACCACTTGAAAATCTTCGCAACCAAATGTGAGATTCAATTTTTTAGCCAAATTAATAGCATGTCCAGGATTACTAAAGCTGACTTTTTTGTATTTTGGCCCAGGATAACTGGTGAGGCTGTTGAAGCTCTTCAAATTAAAAGGCTCGTTTTTGTAGAACACAGCCCAAATTGCTTCAGCTTCTAAAATCTGTTCTGCTTTATAATTTTTCTTACTGATGTATTCCAGTAAGATTTTTGGTTTGGGTCTCGACATATGCGTATCCTAGTAATATACGCATATATTTATCCAATTAGTTCTTAAAATCCCCACCGTCCAGCTGTATGGACACAACCTCAGTATCAGCACTTTCTTTGAGTTTAATGTAGAGACTTTCGTAATCTTGTACCAGTTTATCTTGTATTTCAGACAGTGCCAAACTAAGCAATCGTGCCTGTTGCAGCGGTAATTTTACCTCTTTGCTTTGACTCAATTCAGCGGCTCTTACTGATTGTATAAACTGTGTTATGGGTGTGAGATTAATCTGATTTTGCATTTGAAAACACCTGTTTCATCTCTAACTCAGTTTTAAACGGGCCCTTGTACGGGTTACGTTCCAGAGTAATAAGTTTAGGACAAAAGCTCTTGACCCACCCTTTGTTAAATTGAATTGTGTAGTAACCTGCACAATACAAACTCTTACTCTGTGAGCTTTTTGTAAACAATGGTAGTTTGTTTCTAACATCATACATGCTGTTGTATGGTTTAACACTGGTAGGAAAACCATGGCATTCTTGCGGTTCTGCCTGGGTAACTTTTACTTTGGTATTGTTTAAAAAGAAAGTCTCACCAAATTGCTTGGTAAGGTCTTGTTTCTTATTAAAAGTAACTTCTCCGTTGGTGCTGCTGAGAATGAACTTGTTGTTTTCTTTCTTGTGTAGTGTTGCAACCTTAGTGCCATCTTGCTCTACGATCCAAAACTTACCATCCACAATGGGCTTGGCGTGTATAACTGTCATATTTTTCTCCTTATATACTCAGCCCCGAAGGCGCTGGAGTAATGTATGTATTTATCTCTTGTTTTTGGGGGTATCTTGCTTGGAAAGGCTCAGCATACGATTGAATGTTATCTGCAATTTTCTTCATATCCCATGCATTGCAGAATTTAAGCATACGAATACCAACTTGATCCACAGATTTAGTAACAGCATTGGCCTTCACAGTTCCCATAATCTTTTCTTTAATCTCAGCAGGTTGTGCTGTAAGATCGCATAGTTGTATATTACGTTGATAATCTTCCAGCACACGATGTTCTGCACCGTGGTGGTCAACCCATCTCTGCAGCATGAGATTGTTCCACGCGAATCCTTTGCTTTTACGGTCTTCAAACGCTTCAGTAAGACCCACTTTGTTTTTACTACCTTTAGTACGTACTCCGGGATAAGCAGAGAACACATTGTCACTGGTATCACCACGCATACATTTCTCAAACAGCATCCATTCTGGATCTTGTGCGGCTTTGGGTTCGCCAGTCTTTTTGTCTTTAACAGGTTTGCCTTTTGCGTCAAATGTGCCTTGGTGTGTGATATGTAAATCGCCCACACCATTATACTGACTCACATTGCTACTGATAAGTTGTGCAAAGTCGCCGTCTGTACTGATGATCACATGTTTGGCATCTGGATGTGCTTGCACCCAACCTGCAATTAAATCGTCTGCTTCTAATTCCGCATGACGCATCACTGTGCAATTGGTCTTGTCCACAATAAAATTCTTAAACTCGTCAAATGCTTCCCAGAACAATTTGTCTTCATCCTGTTCACGTTGTGTCATTGCTGCACGAGTTTCTTGTCTGTTGGCTTTGTAAGGCTTGTAAAAGTCCTTGCGCCATGATCTACCCTCGAGGCAGAACACCACATGAGTGCCACCAAAGTCATGCCATGCTTTTTTAATACTGTTAAAAGTAATGTGAAACGCCATGCCAAGTTTAATTTCAGCTGCGCCTTGCACCACGTGCCTAGCACGAAAAAACGTGTTAGCGGTATCAACAATAATATATGTCATTCAACTTCCGATCTGCCACCTGGCAACTTCCTTACATTGATATAACCAGCACTTGTACGTCCTGGGTCTTGTCCAGCTTCGGCAATCATGTTACCTGCAAGATCTCTGAACCAACGGTCCACAATTTCTTCATCAGGGTCACCCTCATAACCATAACCAGCTTGTTTCAATTGTACTACAAAATAGTCATTCCAGTCAAGCTCAAAAAAGCCATTGCGTATATTTTCTTTGTTCACATGTGTATCTAACACAGCAACCCACGGTTCGTTTCGAGAAGTGGCTCGTTCCTTTGGAGTCAACTTGGCCAGTGTTTCGGCTGCTTGTGCTTTTTTAGTTTCTTCTTGAGCTTTTGATAAAGCTTCGTTGGCCTGGGCCTTCTCTAATTCTAACTTTTCAATACCAAACAGCTTTTTAACAAATTTACCAATCATTTCTTTTTCCTTGAAATTATATACTGTGCAAACATATACACTATGATAATGCATGCCAGTCCTACACAAGTATAATAGAATATCATCAAGTGCCCCACTCATTTTTAAATAGCGGCACTTGTAAACGGTCACTGTAACGCCACCCACGTTTCATAGCTGCCAGTGCCACATTCTTTGCGTTCAGCGTATAAACACTTTCCACACCACCCACTGGCATCAAGTATACATGCCCTTCGAATCCTGCTGTTCTAAATTCTTCTACAGCACGTTCTGCATCTGCAATATCTTGTTCAGTTGCAACAACAAATTTCAAATATGCAGTGCCCACTTGTTCGTATTCACAAACCACTTCTGGAAGAATAGCTTCTTCCCACTTCTCACCACTTGCTGGCAATTTAGCACTTACTGAGAACGTGACTTCTCTATTCAATTGATGATTAGTGATCTGCCATTTTACTAGATATTCTTTAAACTCTTCTGTTAGCTTTTGAGTACCGTTTGTTTCAAATGTAATTTCTTTTAAGCCAGACATCTTAGCATGATCTAACAACTCTGGATAAGCACGTTGCCAACCCAGCAATGG